ATTGGGTCAACAGAACTTCAACCTGTTCATACTGTCGAATCAAGCATACCTGCGAAAATTGACTATAAAATTGAAGATAATGTGGTTGATGTGCTTAAGTCAGCTTTTGGAGTTGATTTAGAAAATTTAAAACTAGAGGATGGGCTTGATGACGCAAACCTAAAGTTAAAATTAACACTTACATACAACCGCAAAACCTCAAAAAGTGGGCAAAAAGTTATTGATACTGTAGCTTCATCCATGCGACATAATGATGATTATGTTATTACTCTTGAGGATGGGACCAAGGTTACGGCTGATAATCTAAAAATGAGCGGCAAGATTTCAGTTGAAACAATCAATAATAAAGTTTATAACGACGGCCTAAAAGTTCAATTGTATAATTGGATGACTACCAATATAAATTTTGGTGACTAATATGGCTAAACGCTACTTACCCTTCTACAATAATGCTAGATTTATCGCACTAGTGTTAGTCGGTCTGTTTGCTATATTTTCAATAATTTTTAAATATTTAGAGTTAAATATTACAATAAATCTGGTTCAATTTTCATTTGTACTGCTTCTCCCTTTAAGTCAAATTTATTTGGCTTATAAAGGTATGCTCGATGCATTAAAGCTTGATGGTTTAAATCAGTCAGAACGAGATAGGTTGACTTCAACTGTGGACATAAGAAGTAAGTCATCTTTATATGTGGCTATGCTTTTTATTATTCTTGTTTTTAGTATGTATATACTTAATTTATTAGGCTTACTTTCAGCTAAGCATCTTTTAGCTCTAATACTTTCTGTTGGACTCACCTCAATTTTTAGCTTCTTCTTAGCTTGGTCTGACTTAAGAGAAATCTCTTTGCTTGAAAAAACATTAAAAGATCGCAAAGAATCAAGAGAGGCAAAAGCAAAAGTATTGAGCAATAAGTAAAAAGCGATCCAATTCATCTAATCTACCCACCACCACGTGTGGGTTTTCTTTTGTCTATTAAAACACAAAAATTAGGTATTTCTAATTTTGTTAGGAATACCTATTGACTTAATAATTAGGTTTACCTAATATTTATCTCACAGACAACAAAAAAGCACACCGCCCCTCCCCAGGTCCGATGTGCTTTTGCAAAACTGCGAGATCAATTATGAACGTAAAAACCTTTTCAAACAAGCATAAGGTAACTGGAGTTACAGCAATTGCTGTACTTGTAGCCTTGAGTTCTTGTGAATATCGAACTGCTAATTCTAGCGTCCCTTCTAATTACTCATATGAAAGCGAGCAAGTCGTTGCTTCTGAATATGAACTTCTGGCTGTTAAGAAAACTGGAGAAAAATCTGGTGAAGCAGTTATCCGCATTGACGGCTTCAAATTAAACGTGAGCTTCGATTTTGACGGTGTAGCTGATAGCTACGGCGTAGCTGGATCTGACTTTACAACTGCTGAAATTACAAATTTGGCTATTGATTCAGTAACGGATCTAAGCGGGAAGTCTTTCAATGACTTTACCAATCATGATGACCATAAAAATATAAATATTTTATTGGCTGGCTATATCGACCGTAATAACTGGTTGGAGGCAGCCTAATGAAAGATTATAACTGCCCTACTTGCAAGAAGATGATTCCTGTTGACCGTTCAAAAATCAAAGCTGGTGATGAGGTTTCATTTTGCAGAGTAACCCAATCTTCTAAATCTGCACGTTTTTCTTCTAGAGAAGGAATTGTCAATTGCCGTGAAGGTGATGTGGTTTTAGTTAAATATCGCAAAGAAATTATTCCTTTAAATATTAGGGACGTCTCACCTGTAGATGCTCCTAGCCCGCTTACGTATGCCTTTGTTGGTACATGCGAATGTAAGGAGGCTGAACATGTCTAATTTCAAAAAACACCCTGACGGCTACATGTCATTTTTAGGCCGTGATGATAAGGGCCTCTACTCTGTCCGCATTGGCTGGCAAGTGTACGCATCTAATGCTAATGGCTCAGTTCTTTACAAAGTTAAAGACGGAGTTAAGACGCCTTTAAATGTGTTCAGGTTCCAAACTTCTTATCCAAAAGTTTGGAATGAACTCACCCAAGAAATCGATTTCCAACGCAGAAAGCAGCTCGCAATAAAACTGCGTGAAACAAACATCCCTACTTATGACCGCAAAGCATATAAGCAAAAACGCGGCTTCACCGGCTCTAGATGAGGATAAGAAAAATGGCGTTACCGATTATTACTGCTGACCAAACTTTATTGGTTCAAGCAATTATTGTGTACCTATACGCTGATCCGGGTTTAGGTAAATCATCGATGGGCTTTACTGCGGAAAAAGCAATTTCTTTTGACTTTGACCGTGGTGCTCACCGTACTGGTGAATTACGTCGTGGTGCGGTTGTACAGGTTCAACAATGGAGTGATGTTGCAAACCTTACTCCGCAGGACTTAGCACCATATAAAACCGTAGTCATTGATACCGTGGGTGCAATGCTTGAATGCATTAAAACCCATCTATTGCTAACTGCTAATAACCGTCAAAAAGATGGCTCTTTAAAGTTAAAGGCTCAAGGTTTAGCGAACCAAACGTTCAAGCAATACATCAATACTTTGATCAGTTTAGGTAAAGATGTTGTTTTCATTGCACACGCATCAGAAGATCAAAACGGTGATCAAATTATTTACCGCCCAGATCTAGGTGGTAAAAACCGTAACGAGCTTTACCGTATCGCAGATGTCATGGGTTATCTAACAACTGTTACTACTGGTGAAGGTAAAAATGCCCGCGTTATTAATTTCAAACCTTCGCCTACACATCATGCGAAAAACTCAGGTGCTTTAGGCGGTGAAACCGGTGAGGTATGGGTACCTGATCTTAAAGCACACCCTACTTTCTTGGCTGACCTGATTACTCAAGCTAAAGATCACATTAACACCTTAACGCCTGCACAACTTGCAGCAGCTAAAGCCCAAGAAGAGCTAGAAAACTGGAAACAAAGCTGTGAGGAAGCAGAGCATGCAGGTGACCTTAATCAATTAACTGAGTCGCTTGATAAAGAACACATGTATTACCAGAACATGCGCCAAGCAATGTTAATGAGAGCTAAAGCATTGAATTGCACGTTTGATAAGCAACGTGGCACTTGGATTAGTCCACCAGAATTTAACGGTATCTCAGATCAACAAAGAGATGAACTTCAAAACTTCATAGCTGAACGTGGCCTAGACGTAAAAACAGTATGTGAGCACTTAGGTATCGATGCCCTTATTCAAATTGAAGCAGCAAAACTTAAGGCAGTTAAACAAGACATTGAAACATTAGCTAAAACGGGGATGACAGCATGAATAATCTAATCACTGCAGCTGAAGCATTTGCAGCTCTTCAAAAAGGTAAAACTGTTCTTTGTCGTCATATTGGAGACATGTTGGACTTTTCTGACTTAGATCAATTCCCCGCTTCTGTTTTTGGTAAACCGGGTTTTGAATTCTGCATCAAAATCGAAACTATTGAGCTGGCTGGCATTACATTCACAAAGCCATTAACTATTGATGAGTATGAAGAAGGTCAGGATGTTTTTGTAATTACTACATATTCGCCTTCTATTTACGTCGTGAATTTTAAAACCACCGCATTAATTGATTCTATTAACAGTGGCTTCGTTCAACGTGATGCAGAAAACGCCAAGCTTCAATTAAAAGCACTATCTAAAGCGTTAGGTTTTGAAGTTAGTGACGATTTAAGTGTTATTCGCCTAGGTGAGGAACCAAAAAAACAGCGTGGTAAAAAATCAAAAGCTGAGACACCAGCTAAAGTAATACCTTCTGAAGTTTTTCCTACCAATAATAAGTCAACGATTGTTATTACAGAACAAACTAATGTCACAGCTTCCGAGGATCTATTAACTCCAGTATCTAATGAACTTGAATCAGATCCAGAATATCAGAAGACATTAGATACCCTTCTCCAGCGTGTTAAAGAGTCAAAAACACCAGCTGAGGTAAATGCTGTTTATCGATACACCCGTACATGGTCAGATAAACAAATGGATCCTCTACTCAAAGCTACTCACAAGCGTTTGACTGAGCTTGCAGATGAAAAGCCTGTAGAGAGTGAACCACCTTCACTAATGGTCCAGATCCAAAACGCGCCCGACCTCACAACATTGGATGCTTTGGAAATAGATGTGGCCGCACGAGATCCACAGATTCAATCACGACTCATGGATTTTGTTAAGAAACGCCGCTTTGAATTAGAGAATCCTCCATCAAATGAACCTGATTACTTACTGGAGGAACCCTTCTAATGTCGAAACAAACTACTCCAGAGTTTCTTTTCGAGCCAAAGCTGCTACCCATGCAGCTTTTCGAAAAGTTCATAGTGTTCAACGTAAATGCTGGGTATCGCGGTAAAGGCACACCGCACGGCGTGAACTTGATTAAAGGTAATAAGGCCACCCTTTCAGTGAGTAATGAAGGTGTGATGAACAAAGCAGCTCAAGAGCGATACAAGCTAATGCTTTTGAAATATTTCAAAGAAGGTCGCTCTGCAATGGATGAGCTGGATCAAGAAGTTAAACGTATTTATAGAATGGTGGCGTGAATGCTAAAAGATTTGAGAAATCTTTCTGAAAAAGAACAGCAAGAATATTTGGATCGTTTCATTATGGCTAATGAAGAGCAAAAATTCCCCCAAGAAGTTGTGGCGCTTTATTTAGATTGCTCACCATGGACATTAGCTAGAATGCGTTGTGATCAATCATCACTGCCTTTTTCGAAAATTGGAAGACGTGTTTCATATAAAAAGAAAGACGTTTTAAAGTATGAGCAAAGCAGGACTGTGCTTAATACAGCCCAACTTGCAACTGTATAAGGATTCAGTTAAGAAATAATTGTAGTTTCCATGATAAATATTGGGTGACAAATAATTAAAATTGCAAAAAGTTTTAGTTGACACTTTTCAAAATTTGCAATAAATTTTGATTGCCCAAATCTCTTTAGGACTTAATTATGGATTTATCGAAGAATCCCCCTCCAAGCTATTATGATGCATCACTGAATGATGAAACATTAAGCTTTTTTGCTAACCATATGCTAGAAGTTTTTTCACAAACTATTCAAGATCTTAGTAGAAAAGATGATGATAATTACACTATCAGTTGTGCAATTTTTGGAAGATGCCGTAATAGGTTTGCTCGTGAAATTCGTAGTGGCAATGCCCCATCTCCAACATATTTAGAAGATTCTTCAAATAAATTCACCTTTAAAATTGGAAACACACCTGGTATCCGTTTTTTTAAAGAATCTGATCATTTAAAACCGAAAAGACCAAACTTTTTTAAGCAAAGTTACAATCTAGAATTATTTGAATCTGATTCAAAAGTTCCTGTTTTTTGGCGATTCATTTTGGTTCCAGCTAAAACTGATGACGAAGAAACATTTATCGCTTTTGTTGGTTTTAACCAGAAATTACAGCCGATTACAGCTTGGACATCTAATAAGACTTCTAGATTTATTTTTGATCCAGCGGCTATATTGCCAGAACCAGCAGAATTGAAACGCTATAATATTGATGATCTATTAGCTGATGATGATTTAGATGATGCAAGCGGAATCAAGTAAATCTTCAACAGCAAATAGGCAAAAGTTGATGAGAAAATGAATACTTATTTTAATGGTCTAGAATTGCGGCTCTTACGTCAATTTAATCATTTGTCTTTAGAGGACTTATCAATTCATGTTGGTAAGTCACGCCAATTCTTGCATAAAATTGAAATGAACCAAGTTGTTCCTACACCTGATTTAATTGATGTACTTAGCAACTTCTTCAATGTAAAAACGGATATTTTTTACAGTTCTCATCCGATTTTACAAGAAGAACAAATCAATTTTCGAAGCAACAAAACTGCCAAAATTTTTACAAAGCAATCAGTGATCGCTCAGGGTGAATATTTAAAAAGGTTAGTAGAATTTATAGAGGCAAATTTAAGGCTCCCTAAGTATTCAATACCTTCTGTTGAATCTGTAAAGAATTTTCAAGATATTGAAAATGCTGCGCTTCAATTTAGAAAATATTTTAATTTAGGGTTGGGACCTATTAGCGATATGACTCAATTAACTGAAATGCTTGGAATTTTTGTAACTACTTTTCCAAGTGTTTCAAGCGAAGTCGATGCTCTATCTATTGCATCTAAAAGACCAATCTTTGTTAATAACGAAATTAGTAGTACTTGTCGCCAGCGTTTTAATTTAGCTCATGAATTAGGACATCTTGTACTACATGATGGTTGTGTTACAGGTGACACTCTCACTGAGTCGCAAGCGCATCGTTTTGCTAGTGCTTTACTTATTCCACAAGAAATGATGATTTCTCATTTCCGTAATTGCTTTAATGGTAGATTTAATTGGAATAAATTAAGTGAGATGAAAACAAATTGGAAAATAAGTAAGGCAGCTTTGCTCTATAGAGCTAAATCTTTAGATCTTTTAAATGAAACAAGTTATCGTAGTGGCTTTATTCATTTGAAGCGTACTGGTGAGGCTATTTTAGAATCAGAAGATCATGAAATACCTAAAGAAGTTCCAACTTTACTAAATACATGTTTCAAAGCTTTAAGTAAAAAAGGAATTTCAGCAATTGATATAGCTAATGAATTAAATATATCTCTAGATCTATTAAATAAAATTACGCAATTAGATTTACAGCCACAAAATCCTTCTAAACTTAAATTAGTTATTTGATTAAAGGCGGTTTAGACCGCCTTTATTTCTTTTAATCTTTCTGCCCATACAGATTGATAATTAAAGCAATCAATCTTACCTTGATACACCGCTTCAATCATGTTCATTGAAGCTCTTAATTCCTCATCTGGAATTTGAACATATCCACCTGTCACATCAATTCTTGGTTTAGCCGTGTGATTAAGAAGTCTTTTTGTCACATAAATATTAAATCTTAAAAGGTTGCATATAGTGGCAAATGTACGGCGGAAATCATGCATTGAAACGTAATAGTCAACTTCTTTACCCACTCTATTCAATAATGTATCTACCTTAGTCGCGTGCATATTCCACGAAGTAGGCATCTTAGTAGCTGGGAAAACCCAATCGTTTTCTCTTAATAACCAACGTTCACGCATAATACTGTGTAGATGATCACCAATAGGAAAAGTATGATCTGAACCATTTTTGGTATCTCTAAAAGTTAAAGTACCATTTTTAATATCTACATCAGCCCACTTTAAGCAACATGCCTCCTGTTTACGGCATCCCGTATACATGCACATCAATACGATATCCCGATGCGTGTTTGACCTAGCAGTATTTTCCAGATTCAACTCATCTTCATAATGAAGCACCGCATTGTAATATTTGTGAATGATGTCTTTATGGAGATGTCTATCCCTACTTGCTATTTTATTCCAACCTCTGGTTACGGAAATAATGTCAACTGGATTACTTTTAAGAATCGGGTTCTCATCTGTTGAATAAAGAACATGAATATACTTCCATAAGGTACCTAAAAGAGATACAGCACCATTTGCTGACGACTCACTTACTTCTGATACCTCAATAAATCGATCCAGTACTTCTTGCTTAGATATCTGGAAAAGCTTTTTGTTGCCCCACCCCAAATATAAATCAAAGTACTTACGGTACTGCCTAATTGTTTTTGGTCTATAGTCATTTCTATCAATATAAATTTGAAGAGCTTCATTCACTGTAATATCTAAAGGATTAGCAACATTCTTTAATTTGATAGGCTTTTCATATTCATTGTTTGAAATTTTCGCCAGGATCATCTGAGCTTTTGCTCGAGCATTTGTTGCAGGAATATCGGTAGTTTTACCAATTGTCACTCGATAGAGTTCACCTTCATGCCTCCTTTCAACAATATAGGTTTTACTTTTATTAGTTACCCGAACAGCAAAACCGATCAGTTCTGCATCTCTATATATTTTTTGACCTTTTTCAGTTAATGGAATAGCATCAACAGTAGATTTGTTGAGTTTCAT